TCTCCCACTTTCACTGGTGCTGGCGCACCTTCACGTTTAGAAGTAGGAGACTTCTTTCGGAAAGATGTTAAATCTGTTGCAGACTGACTCAATTAAAGCACCAACCTTTTGTTTGTACTGTCATAAATCCCGTTCATCAAATTGATATCGTTTAAATTTTGGAAGGTTTCGATAAAAATATTCGCCGTCACACCGTTTAACGTTGCTCCCTTCAGCGTTTCAAGTTCCACCGCCATGTCGATAATGTTGAGATTGATGTTTGTAAATTTTGACGCAGTATCAGCCAAATGTGCATTAAATTTTTCGGCAGAAGCAAATCCCTCATTTTGTATTCCGCTAAACCAAGTGTCCCATTCTTGTTCAAAAGAAGTTATATTTGAGGCTAGTTGTTGCAGATAATTTAATGTTTCAGCGTCAATTTCATCTTTTTTTGCATTAAAGTAAAGGTCCCACTGTGCTTGAAACTGGCTTGTTGGAATACTAATGAGAGAATGAACCAAACCACAAAGATTTTCATCCAAACGTTCGTCAATCAAATCGGCAGGATTTAATGTTGATGTGTTCGCCCTCACCCGTATTTGCGCAAGGGATAACTCGTAAATAAAATCGTCACGTTGCAGATCTGGAGGAACCGGATTCTCAGAAGGAGTGCCTTGCTTAACGAACAATCTGATATAACGCGATTGGTTTCTTTTGTCCAACCGTAACACAATCCGGTCAATGCGATCTAAAGTTGGCTCTGGGAGAGCATGATCCAAATATAGATTGCTAGTATTTTCGTACAAATATCCTTGAATGATCGCTTTTCCCGGTGTTACATACGTGCGCAAATCAGTGCCATCACACTTTACTTCTAAAGCAGGGATATTATCGGTATGGAGTAACCCTGTGCTTAAAACGCTGCCGAAGTAATCAGCAAAATCACTTGCTTGATAGGTTCGTGGATCACCCGGCGCGCTATTAAAAAACTTACTGATTTCCGCCATATTCTCACCCCTATACAGCGTTATAAAGTTTTCTGTAGCTGATATTGACGATAGCTCCTTGTATGTCGCTATCGGCTGAATATTCGATTTCGTTCTCACCGACCACAAGCTGAAAGAAAGTACTTTCCGGGTCAATCCAATTGAAAACGTTTCGTTCTGTTCCGTCCGGTTGAACAAAATAAACAGATTTTCTGCCCGGCGTAGTATCAATTTTCATCACTTCGCCTTCTTGTAACGTTTGATTTACCTTAATAAATTCTCCGGTTGTTTTGTTTGTAATCTTCGGATTGACCGCTGGACCATAGAATTCAATAAATACAGGAGTTGGGGCATCCCCATCATTCACGATAATTCGATTATCCCGTTGCACCCCGATTTCAAACACACCCTCAAACGGGAATTGGAAAAGTGGTTCAAAGGTGGGCTCTTCCGTTATCTCCGTTGATTTCCAAAAAGGATTTGGACAAAGCAAATTCACAAGTGCTTTTTGGAATACTAATCCACGATTCTCCCTTCCGCTCGGAAAAACCGGCACACCATCTGGAACTGCTTCGATTTCACGAACGACTTCCCCGTTTTCATAGCGAAGTATCCCTTGTCCTAACTTTGGATTAAAAACAGAAGCAAGATATTGACGTTGCTGTAATAGTGTTGGTTTGTCCGATGCTATAATTACAATTTCCAATGAGATAGCGCGCTCTTGAAGAACGGAATCAATGTATGTCGAGCCATCTTGAAATGGGGATTTCTGTGTTTGAGTGTCAGCGTCTACGTCACCGAGTCCATCGACGCTTTGTAAAAGAAAAGGAGCTGATGATTTCAGCTCCACGGATTGACCTCTTGCGTTTGTGAAGATAATTCGCTGCATATCATAACCCCCATTCCATTGCAAGCTGACGAGAGACTCGGAGATTTTTTCGAGCCACTTCAGACGGCGTTGGCGCAGTTGAATGGAAATGGAAGTGATTTTCTATTTTTGCGCCAGCCAGTTTCGGGACATTGTTTGTGGCCGTAGCAGGGACGACAGCACCCGAATATCCCGCAACATTTGGAATTGTCGCTCGTACCATGCGATTTGTAGCAGAAACAACGGCATTGATGTTTCGATTGATGCCTTCTGCCAGTCCCACAGGAATCCACTTTCCAATCTCCATCATCACCCGAGAAGGAGAATGGATATCGAGCGCTGATTGTATCGTTGCTCTGACTGTATCTGCAATCTCTTGCGCTTTTCGCTTGAGTGGATCCATCATAGAATCGAGCCCAGCTATGAGACCTCTCATCGATTCCTTTCCGATGTCCTCCATACTCGCTGACATGAGATTGAGCTCTGTCTTTGTTCCCTCTGTGATTTCCCGTATTTTTGTTAACCATTCTTTTTTGTGCTGTTCAAGTTCGGCGTTAGCTTGTGCGCGCAAATAGACGATTTTGTCATTATATTCTTTGTTCAATTGCTCCAGTTCCGCATTTGCTTGGGCGCGCAACTCGGTGAGTTTGTTAATGTAGTCTGCTTTCACTTTTTCTAATTCCGTATTTGCCGTTAGTCGCAACTGCTGAATTTTCGTTTGTGTCTCTAGCCTCATTCCTTCGAGCTCGTTGACCGCTTGCGCTTTTGCCAACGCGTTTTTCTCACGCCACAATTGAACGTACTGATTCAGTTCTTCATCAGAAAGAGAGTTCAACGCAGCAATCTCATCGACCGCTTTCGGACCCATGTCGCGGAGTTCTTGAAGAAGACCTTCATCAATTCCGCGCGATGCAAGAGAAGAAATATTTTTCTGCCAATCCTTGAACGCACTGACCTGATCGGAAAGATTTTTCAGCAATCCTTGACCGGTTACGCCATTTTTGCGTTTGAATTCATCGAACAATCCTGCAAAGCTGTACAGAGACTTCGTGCGGTCTTCGACTGCTTTCTGATATTCTTCCGTCAGCTTTCGTTCTTCTTCCGCAAGACGATCGTTGATTTCTTTGACTTTTGCTTCATATTCTTCTCTCGCTTTGATTTCGTCTTGAAGCAGACGGTCGTTGATTTCCTTTACTCTTGCCTCATACTCCTCTTTCGCTTTCAACTCGTCTTGATATAATCTCTCGTTGACCTCTTTAACTTTGTTGGCATACTCGTTGTTGAGACTTGTTAGCTCATCGTAAATTTGCTTTTTCAAACGATAAATATTTTCTTCTGCCTCCGCGCGTTTTTGGCTACCCTTCGTATACCGCGAGGCGACTTGTTCCCACATTTTTAATTCTTCAATCAAAGATAGTTGATTAAACTTCTTACGTTCTTCGATATATTTTTTCTCATTCTCAAATATTTCTTGGTCGACTTTCCGTTTGGCATCACGCAATTTAAGAGAAACACGTTTGCGTTCCTCTGCGTTCAGTTTGAATGTTTTCAGAACGTAATTCCATATTGCTACTTCATCTTTTGCTTGTATATTTTCTAGCTCATACTGTTTGGAAAGCCACTCCTCAACCGCCTTCACACGTTCAGCAGCGCCAAGTCTGGCGATTCTCCCCATTTCTTTTCGTTGCCATTCGGAAATTTGGATTGGCTTACGGAAATTCGGAACAAGTGCATCTGACATTTTCTCGACTGCTTTTCTTAGATTGCCACTCTCGCTTTCAATGCCGACAATCAACCCTTGGACTGTGTATTTCCCGATTTCCATCATGACGCGAGAAGGTGAATGAATTCCTAATGCGCTTTGGATAGTATCTTTCACTTTATCCGCGATTTCTTTCGCTTTTTTATAAACTGAATGGGCCATTGAAGATATTCCATTGATGAGTCCCTCGATGATGTTTTTACCGGTTTCTTTCAAGCTAAATGATTCGAATTTTTCTTTTATCGTACCAATCACTTTATCTTTTACTGCGCTTCCTAGCTCTCCCACTAGCTGGGTAATACCTTTAACATCTTTCCGAAAGAAGTCTCCTACTTCTAAACGTGAAGGTGCGCCAGCACCAGTGAAAGTGGGAGA